CGAGATCGGCGGCCGTCTCGTCGGCCTGCTCGACTGGCGTCCGAAGCACGGCCGATTCAACGTGGAGAACGTCGCGTGAACGGCGAGACGTCACGCTTCCCGCTCGACTTCGACAAGCTCCAGCGTGGGGACTTCCTCACGCCGGAGCAGGTCGAGGCCGCGACGTTGAAGCCACGAACCGACCCGCAGTTCTGGGCCGCGGCCCTGCAACTGCGCTCGCTGATCCTGGCCCACTTCCGCGGACGCGGCGACCTCGTGACCGTCGTCTCCGAAGGTGACGGTCTGCGCATCCTGACGCATTCGGAGCAGGCCGAGTATGCACCGATGCGTGAGGAGCGCGCCGTTCGGCAGCTGGTCCTTTCGCATGCAGAAGGGAAGGCGGTCGACGTTGCGCAGCTGAGCGACGAGCAACGAGAGCGGCACGAGCGATGGATGCTGCGCAATGCCTTCCGCGTTCAGCAGGCGCTGAAGAAGCCGCCGCCGGAGATCGCGCCGTGACCACCCCGCTCGCACTGCAGCTCCGCCCCTACCAGGAAGAAGCCGTCCAAGGCATCTACGACTGGTTCGAGCGCGAGCGTGGAAACCCGCTGGTCGTGGTCCCGACCGGCGGCGGCAAGTCGCTCATCATCGCGGCGTTCGTTCACCGCGTGCTGTCGTCGTTCCCCGACGAGCGCATCCTCGTGCTGACGCACGTTCGCGAGCTGATCGAGCAGAACTACAAGCAGCTGCTCCGGTGCTGGCCCGGTGCGCCGGCAGGCATCTACTCGGCCGGGCTGAAGCGCCGCGAGCACGATGCGCGCGTTCTGTTCGCCGGCATCCAGTCGGTCTACGACAAGGCCGAGAAGATCGGATGGGCCGACCTCGTGCTCATCGACGCAGCGCACCTCATCGGCCGCGACAGCATGGGCCGCTACCGCCAGTTCCTCGACGCGATGCAGTCGATGAACCCCGCGCTGAAGGTGATCGGCCTGACGGCGACGCCGTTCCGCACCGGCGAGGGATCGCTCGACAAGGGCGACGATCGGCTGTTCCACGGCATCGCCTACACCTGCGACCTGGCGAAGCTGATCCTCGACGGCTACCTGTCGCCGGTGACGGCGAAGTCGACGGCGACCACGATCGACACGAGCGGCGTCCACATCCGGGCCGGCGACTACGTCGAGAGCGAGCTGGCCGCGGCGGCCATGGCCGGCGACAACGTGCCGAAGGCGTGCCGCGAGATCGTCGCGCGCGGCGCCGACCGCAAGGCGTGGCTCGTCTTCTGCTGCAGCATCGATCACGCGGTCATGGTGGCCGAGGAACTGCGCGGCCTCGGCATCGGCTGCGCGACCGTGTTCGGCGAGACGCCGAAGGACGAGCGCGACCGGACCGTCGCCGACTTCCGCGCCGGCCGCATCCGCTGCGTCGTCAACGTGAACGTGCTGACGACCGGCTTCGACGCGCCGCAGACCGACCTGATCGCGCTCCTGCGGCCGACGTGCTCCCCGGTGCTGCACGTCCAGATGATCGGACGCGGCCTGCGCACGGCCGAGGGCAAGGCCAACTGCCTCGTGCTCGACTTCGGCGGCAACTGCAAGCGGCACGGCCCGATCGACGCGGTGAAGCTGCGCGAGCCGAGCCAGAGCAAGGGCACCGGCGAGGTGCTGGCCCGAGAGTGTCCGCAGTGCGAGTCGCTGGTCGCCATCGCGTCGCGCATCTGCCCCGACTGCGGCTACGAGTTCCCGCCGTCCGAGGAGGTCGGCGAGAAGCACGCGGACAAGCCGGAAGAGGACGTTGAGATCGTCGCCGGTCTCTTCCCGCCTCGCAACCCGATCGAGCGCTGGCGCGTTCAGCTGGTCCGATTCAACGAGTCGAACAAGCCCGGCAAGCCGCCAACGCTGGCGGTCGAATACCTCGGCGGCGTCGGCGAACGGGTGCGTGAGTGGGTGTGCTTCGAGCATCCCGCCGGCTCGTTCCCGTTGCGCAAGGCGCACAGCTGGTGGCGCGATCGCGGCGGCCGGATGCCGCCGCCTGCGACCATCGACGAGGCGCGCGTCCGCATCGAGTGCGGCGAGCTGTGGAAGGTGCTCGAGGTCGTGGTCGACACGCGCGGCGAGTGGCCCGAGCTGCGCGGCGTGACGCTGGATCGCGATGCGGGCACAGACGAAGTCGCCAAGGCGCCGGTCAGCGCCGAGGCGATCAACATGGACGAGCTTCCGTTCTGAGAGCCCTGGGAGGGGCGCAGCAGTGTCAGACTTCACCTCGCCGCTCGATGCGGCACTTCGCTACGCAGACCGCGGATGGCCGGTGTTTCCGTGCCGTCCGTCGAAGAAGCCGTTCACCGAGCACGGGTTCAAGGACGCCACCGTCGACCATGCGCAGATCGTCGCATGGTGGCGCAAGTGGCCCGAGGCGCAGATCGGCGTCGCCTGCGGTGCCGCCGGGCTCTGCGTCGTCGACCTCGACATGGGGTCGGGCAAGGACGGCATCGCCGCGTTCTCGCGCCTCGAGGAAGAGCACGGGCCGCACTGGTGCGGACTGATCGCCTGCACGCCGCGCGGGGGTCGCCACCTGATCTACCTCATGCCGGACGAGCCGGTCGCGAACGGCGTCGACATCGTCGAGAAGAAGAGCGGCATCGACGTGCGCGCCGACGGTGGCTACATCGTCGTGCCGTCGCCCTCGAGCCCTGGCCGCAACTGGCTCGTCGGCGACCCGTTCGACGTCGAGGACGACGGCGATACCGGCCTCGGCCAGATGCCCGAGTGGGTGGAGCGCATCGTCCGCGGCGGGCGCAAGGTGTCGAAGTCGTCGCCGGCCGGCAGCGCGCGCGAGGCGATCCTGCCGCATGTCCAGGTCGATGCCATCCGGTCGGCGCTGAAGCACATCGACTCCGACCCGCGCGACGTCTGGATCCGCGTCGGCATGGCCCTGAAGTCGACCGGTGCCGGCGGCGCGGCCTACGACCTGTGGTGTGAGTGGTCGAGGACGTCGCCGAAGTTCGATGAGCAGGTCCAGAGCAAGCAGTGGCGCAGCCTGCGCGAGTTCTTCATCGACGGGCACGAGGTCACCCTCGGCACGCTGTTCCACCTCGCGCGCGAGGCCGGCTACGAGCCTTCGCTCGAGGAGCAGGTCGCGGTCGAGGCGGCCCCGATGCCCGACGTCGAGCCGCGCAAGGTTCAGGCGAAGCGGCCGTTCCCGCTCGAGCTGATGAACTGCCCCGGCCTCGTCGGCGAGGTCGCGGCCTGGATGGTGTCGAGCTCGACCCGCCGGCAACCGGCCATGTGCCTCGCGAGCTCGCTGGTGACGCTCGGCGCCATCCTGGGGCGGAAGGTCGCCACGCCGACCGACCTGCGCACGAACATCTACTGCCTCGGCATCGGCGAGACGGCGTGCGGCAAGGACCCCGGCGTCCGGCTGCCACACCTTCTGCTCACGCGAGCGAAGCTGGGATCGCTCGTCGGCCCCGGCGAGTGGAAGAGCGACAGCGGCCTTCGCGCCGCCCTGATCGACGCGCCGAGTCACGCCGCCTACGTCGACGAGTTCACGAAGCTGCTCGACGCGATGAGCGGGCGCCAGGTGCCAGCGCACCTGAAGGGCATCAAGCGCTACCTCCTCGAGCTCTGGGCGGCGAGCAACGGCGTGCACCTGTCGCCGGCCTACGCGAACCGCCAGCTCCACAAGCCGGTCGAGATCGAGCAGCCGAACCTCTGCGTCTACGGCACGGGCGTGCCGTCGGAGCTGTTCTCGTCGCTCGACCGTGGCGCCGTCAGCGACGGCTTCCTGAACCGGCTGCTGATCTTCTTCGCTGACGACCAGATGCCGCAGCGCCAGAAGGTCGGGCGCGCCGAGCCGCCGGCCGAGCTCGTCGAGCGGGTGGTCGCCCTGGCCGCCGCCGTCGACAACGGCAAGCTGGCGACGCTCCCCGGCGCCAGGCCGAACGCCAGGATGGTCCCGATGGACCCCGACGCCGAGCAGATGCTCGCGGCGATCGACCTCGAGAACGACGCCCGCATCGTCTCCCTTCGCGAGCACGGCGACCCGCTGGCTGACCTGTGGGTTCGCATGGGGGCGCACGTCGCCAAGCTGGCCTTGATCCGAACGGTTTCTGACGTCTTCGACCGCACAATCACCTCAGAGGATGTTGCATGGGCGCGCGATCTGGTAGTCTGGTGCCTGGAACGAACCATGGCCGAAGCAGAGAGCCGAGTCGCCGACAGTCAGCAGGAAGCGCTCACGAAGCGCGTCCTTCGGATCGTCGTCGACGCCGGGCCCGCCGGCCTGACGAGCAGCCAGCTGACGCGAAAGACGCAGTGGCTGCGGCGAAGCGACCGCAAGGACATCCTGACGACGCTGGTCGAGGGTGGGGACGTGGTCGCGAAGACGGAGGAGCTGACCCGAGAGGGTCGTGGCGCCGTCCAGGTGACGAGCTACGTGGCCAGCCAGTTCCTGGCGGTCGCCGAAGCCGGATAGCCAACACTTCAACGTTTCAACGCTTCAACACTTCAAGGCCTGCACGTGTGTGCGCGGTCAGAGTTAGGGTCTCTGTTGAAGTGTTGAAGTGTTGAAGTGTTGTAGTACTGTACTACTTAATATATTGTAACTACTATACTTATACACTCTCTAACCTTTCAAGCTCTTCCCAAACACTTCAATCCCCTCCTCTCTGCGCCGTTACATCGGCGGGACACACGGTGACCAGAATGACCGAAAACCGGAGACCTCAGACCTTTACCGACGGCGAGCAAAAGGCCCTGCCGAAGGCCATCAGCGACGCGATCGACGCCTACGGCGCAGCGGTCGCAGGCGCTTGCGCCAACTTCGACGACGGAACGCTGAGCATCTGCCGCGCCGCCCTCGAACGCGCGATCGCCGGCCATGCCGCAGCGACCCCGGCCCCGTCGGCCCTGGAGCGGCTGCGGGAGCGGGTGGACCGTGCAGCCGCCGTCGATAACATCGAGTTGGGCGAGTGGCGCGCGTTCGACAGGGTGCTCGACTGGATCGACGAGGAGCGGGAGGCGAAGCGATGAACACCAACGAACTGACCGGCCGCGAACTGGCCGTGGCGTGCGCGCGGGCGATGGGGATGCTGGTCGAAGGTGACGAAGCGGGGCTGTTCGTCATCGCGGGGCTCGCCGGCCTTGCTTGGCTCATCGGCGCGGCACTGACGTGGGCGGGGGTGGTCGCTTGAGCAGCAACGAACTACCAGCGTGGAACGAGTGGCACCAGCAACTCGCCGAGGTCGACCGGGAACGGTTCGGCAGGATCGTGGCAATCGACACGACGGACAACGTGCTGACGGCTGCCGATCGACTGCAAGAGGAGTGGAAGCGCAAGCGCGAGCTGCGGGCGCGGTTCCCATACCGTGGAGGACGGCCATGACGCAACGACTGACCGACGACGAGATCCGGGAACTGCGAACGCAAGTCCTCGGATTCCACAGCCTGCGCAACGTCATCCGGCTGCTCGACGAGATCGAGGAGAACCGAGCGGCAGCCATCGAAGCAAGGACGCGAGAATGAGACTCACCGACGACGAGATCCGAAAACTGCGCTACTACAAGCAGGCGTGTGCCATCTACCCCGAGATGCGCACGGAGTTCTTCGGCGTGCCTTTGGACGAATCGGTGGAGCGGTTGCTCGACGAGATCGAGGAGCGCCGCCGCATCGACGCACGGCGGCTGGCCGATGCGGAGCAGGCGTTCCGCGAGGAGCTTGAGCGATGACCGACCGCATCGAAGAACTCCAGCGGCTGCACGAGGCCGCGACCAAGGGGCCGTGGCGACCGCAGGCCGACGACGAGCACGACATCGAAGCAGACGCAGGCGAGGTTGTCGGGAACTACGACTGGGAGGAAGGCGGCTGCATCCATCGCAGCGACCGCGACCTCATCGTCGCCATGCGCAACGCCCTGCCCGCACTGCTGCGGGTGGCGATGGCGGCAAGGAAGGTGATCGGCGGCACGTTCGATCCCGACGAGCTGCGTCCGGAGGCTGCCGACCTCGACGAGCTGCATGCGGCTCTGGCCGAACTGGAGAAGCCATGATCGACAACCTTCAGCGGCTGCACGAGAACGTCGCCACGACGCGAGCCGCCGCGATCAAGGACGAGAGCCGGCTGGCTGCCTTCGCCTACGCGCGCACCAACCTTGCCAACGCGGCCGAGAAGCATCTTCCCGCACTGCTTCGCGTCGCACGGGCCGCACGCCGCTGCCTCGACGGCTCCGAGGTCGACGGCTGGCATACGCCACTGCGCGAGGTCGACGTGGCCGAGATGCGGGAGGCGCTGGGCGAACTGGAGCGCGAGGCGTGACCGACTGGTGGACCAAGCCGCAAACCGGCACCGACCAAGCCGACGCGCACGCGCTCGCCAGCGTCATCGAACTGCTCGACAGCATCACGCAGCAGCACCGCACCGACGCTTTCCGCATCCTGGCAAGGCGCTACGAAGCCGACCTGCGGCGCATGGGGCGGGAGGATGCAGAACGAAAGGCGCAGGAAGGCCGCTAGCTGCCCGAATGCGGCAGGATCGAGCCGACGGGCACCAAGGCTAGGGCCAGCCGAGAAACCGCGACGATGGACCACGCGAACGCGCCAGGAACCATCGCCGGGCGAGCTGCCCACTAGGCGACGGGATCAACCGGCGGCGCGACTGGCGGCAACGGCGCCTCGGTCAAGCGCCATACGGTGCAACGCAACGCTTTCGACAGCGCGAACAGGTCGTAGGCGTCCGGCAGCTGCTCGCCGTGCTCCCAACGCCACACGGACTGACGATGGGAGCCTACCCGCTCGCCAAGTTCGGACAGGGAGTAGCCCAGTTGGTGACGGCGGGCGGCGACGCGGCGGCCGAATGCGGTGGCCCAGGCGTCGCGGGGGGGTAGTGGTTTCATGCGGTCGCTTCCATCGGCTGCGCCGGACGGATGCTATCGGGGGTAAGCGTGTTGCCAGCCGGCAGCATGGCCCACGCATCCCACAGCTCGGGGATGCCG